GAGGAGACTGCCATGAAGGCATACCTTCTGCAGACGAGCCGTGACCTTCACAAGGCGGTCAACAGCCGATTCTTTTACCTGATGGTCCGGCTGTTTGTCCTGGTGCCGCCTAAGAGCCCAGCACAAGAGCGGATTCGCATCGGAGACTATCTGTCCAAACCGATGGGCGACATCAATCGGAAGTCCAAGAAGACCGGCAAGCGCATCGGCAAGTCCCGCTTGCTTCGCCGGGTGCATCTGATCGCCCAGTCGAAGGAAGCCAAGGCAGGCCGCCGCGGCCTCTACGGCGAGGAGATGAAGGCAGCAGCCTCGGCCCTGATGCGTAAGGCTATCGGCTCAGTCGGTTATCTCCGCTCTGGTGTGGTGAAGATCATTCGGATCTACAACAAGGGATTCACCCAGTTCCAGAGCCCGAAATGGAAGCCTCTATCGAAGCCTGCAGGCTACAAGGCGCCCAAGAAGACCAACGCTGCCCTCGTCTCATTGGCCAATCAATACGGGCTTCCTGAGGAGAACGTGGCCGTGCACAAGGGCACCAAGGCCCGGGGCATCCAGGCCACACCAGGATTTAACCCAACGGCCTCGGTGGTGATGACTGCCGGTGTGGCTGACAACCAGTACAACCGGGTGGCCATGATCTACAACCAGGCCATGCAGAAGGCCGTGGACGACGAGCTGGCCGAGCTGACCAACCACATGACCGAGGCCATGCTGCAAAACGGCAAGGTGCTCGAAGATAACGGGATCTCCATCAAATGAACGCCGTAGCACTAAGAGCAGAGAAGGCTGTGGCAGACTACCTGGCAGCCGCCGATTGGTCGGCCTCTGGCGCCGGCACGCCCACCTGCCTGACTTCCTACAGCCGCGGCCTGTACGACGACCCGGACGAGCAGGATGTGATGCCCAACTTCCCGCGCCTGGTGGTCTCGACCAACTCGGCCAGGCCGGTCCAACGCACCGACCTGACCTGCGAACTGGAGATCGCCGTCGAGCTGCAACTCTCGGCAGACGACACCGACGAGGCCGATGTCCTGACCACCGTCCAGGTGCTCGACAATCGGATCCTGCCGCTCTTTGACGAGGCCGGGGCCTCCGCCCTGGATGCGCCATCAAACGACGCCAGCGGCCCGTTTACGGCGCAGTTTGCCGCCCCTCTAGACTTTGGGGCTGCCTCAATCTCTAATCGGTCCAGGACGTTCACCCGGACCTTCACCCTTTACTGCAGCGCAACCATCTAACCCCAGACACCTATGGCTAACGTACACGGAAATAAATATCTCTTTGGATCACCGGCGACCTTGGCAATGTACGACGCCGCCGGCGCCCTCATTGTCACCGGCTACATCTCGCCCGAGATCGAAAGCTACGACATCACCGGAGAATGCGACACCGAAGAGGTCCGCAATAACAACGGCGAGGTGGTCGGCCACATCACCTACAACAACCGGCTGACCCTGACCGTCAATTTCGTTCCTGTTGGGACCAACGCCACCGCGGCCACCGCTCTTAACGAGCGCCTCTATGGCTGCTCTTTGCCCCAAGGTAATGGCACCGTGGCGATCAGCAACGCTCCAGTGATCAATGTCGCAGGTTACGCCGACGCCATCAACACCGGCAGCGGTGGCCGATGGATCTATGCCGGCGGCGGTTCGATCAAGACCACCCAGACCGGCAAAGCCACCGGCACGATCACTTTGAAGCGCTTCCCGGCCATCAGCGCTGCCGCGGCCACCAACCTGTGACCGCCCTGGCCGACATCCTAAACGCTACATCGAAGCCTTGTCCCATTGTGATGGGGCTTCGCCTGGTGCCTTTTAGTGTTGGCCATGCCCTGCTGCTGCATCGGATGGGTTCACCATTTGTCTATGGTGGCAACGCGTCGGCCCAGGATCTTGTCGAGGTGGCTGTGGTTTGCAGCCAGCCGATTTATGAATCGGTCAAGACGATGCGCTCCTGGCTGCGGTGGTTGCCGCTGCGGATCATGCGCCAGAAGGTTAAGAAGGCTGATCTTATCAAACAGTGCCAATCGGTTCAGGAATGGATAACCAAGCAGTCAGACTGCCCGGAGGTGTTGCGCCGTCCTGGATCTGGCCAGCGTTCGGCAACCATGCCTTGGCCGGAACGGATCCTGGTCGGCCTAGTCAGCATTGGATTCGACGAGATCACGGTGATCAATATGCCTGTCATTGATGCAGAACGGCTGTTCCTAACGCACGCCGAGATGAACGGCCAGGTCGAGCTCTGGAGCAATGAGCAGGATGCCCTCTGGCGCTACGCTCAGGAACAAAGCACAATCAGGAACTGAAATGGCCATCTTCTCACTCATTGCAAAGCTGGGCCTGGACGGCAGCTCATTTGAGGGCGGCCTCAAACGAGCCACCAGCATGACCGACAAATTCAGGTCAAGTGTCGGCGCTCAACTCGGTGGCGCCCTATCAGTGGCTGCAATCGGCGCCTTTGCTTCCAAGGTGATCGAGACAGCCGACGCCATTGGCGACCTCTCGGAGCAGCTCAACATCAGCACCGACGACGTGCAGCGCCTTCAGGTGCTGGCAGGCCAGACAGGCGTCTCATTCGAGGCCATGGCCAAGTCGATTACCAAAGTCAGCCAAGAGCGCCTGAAGGCTATTGAGGAGGGCGGAAAGGCCCGAGAATACTTCAAAACTCTTGGGTTCAATGTCGCTGAACTTAACAAAAACAGCATCTCAAACATTGAAATCATACGGAGAATGGGTGAATCCCATGACAGAGCTGGTAAAAGCGCTCAAACACAAGCGGCATTGATTGGTATACTAGGAGGAGAAGCCTTTAAGGCTGCGGGAGCTATTTCTAAACTATCAGAGCAAGGTGAGATTAAGCTAATTAGCAAACAGGAGATTGATGATATAGGGAAACTCGCAGATAGGCTTGATGAATTAAAACGTCAGTCGATTGTGGCATCAGCTCCGACAGCGTCAGTCCTTGAAGCATATACTGAAGATCTTACAAACTTGCTGAACGCAATGGAAAGAGGAGGTGGATTACCGGAGTATTTGAGAGACGTTCAAAATGCGGTAATTCCAGCTCTTTTCATGAACACAGTTGATGACAAAAAAAGGTTTGATGCTCTACCTTTAGTAAACCAAGGAAGACTTGGAACTGTTGACTCTAAAGTGAAACGCGAAATTTCAATGTTTACTGAGCCCGCTGCCCCGGGCTGGGTCAACACCATGGTCGGCCAGATTAAGATTCAAACCAACGAGACCCGAGCCGTTCGCGTGAACACCGGAAGAACAGCTCAGGCTGTCGAATAACATGGCAACGATCCAAGGCATCCCAAACCCGACGGCCGGCGAATACATCGAGGTCAGCCGCGCCTACGACAATAGCGGAAACGGCCGGGTGGTTCAGTTGGTGTTTCGAGGTGATAAGAACACCCTGCGGATCGCCTCGGCTCAATGGGTAGCCCTGGGCGCCAAGTACAACATCCGTGAGGACGGCCCCTATTCAGAAGCCACCGTCACAATCGGCGGCAACTCCTACGACCCAGGCCTTCCGATTGAAGACCAGAGCATCCCGCAGGTGGGTGAACTGGCCGACATCCGCTACGAGTTCAGGACAGATTACCTCGACGTGTCAGTGTTCGCTTTGCCTGCTGTCGACAAGGAGGCAAACTCAACAGGCAACCCGGCGCTTTACAGATTCATCATTGAAACAGCCATCAAGAACGGCGAAAGGCTACCAGGTATTCAGGAAAGCAACATATCGACTCTGCCGTTAGCTCAGAAGGTCTGGCAGATGCTCTACCGAGGCCAGGACACCTTCCCGACGGCCCGAGTCAGTCTGACCAGGATCGCAACCTTCAGCGGCAACCTCGGGCTGCCTCAAGTTCCCAACGGCATCCCTCCGGTGTACACCAGGGAGTCATTCGCTTTTAATTGGAACCTTCCGTTCTCAGTGGTCCAAATGCTTCCAAATACCCCAATCGACCCAAACACAGGACAAATTCAGGCGCCAGTTGGCACTGCTTGGGGCTGGAAGCAAACCAACTATTCGACAAGCCTGATCACCAAGACCAACCAGGTCGAACAGGTGATTGCTTGGACCTTTGCCCCTTACGACACTCTCGTTTACCCCTTCTTTTAACCTCAAATAACACACCTCTATGGCAGACGAAATTCAAATGACCGCCCGGCTGTACGCTTCCAAGAACGGAGCCTACCTGCCCTCAGTAACCTACACCAAGAGCGCCACCATGGTCGGCACCGACATGGGCAGCCAGACCCAGGTGATCGGCCTCACCGTCGAATCTCTCGACGTGCCGGTTGATGTCACCAGCCCCTACAAGCTGTTGATCAGCAACCTGGACAACACCAACTATGTCGAGCTGGGCTTTGTTTCCGGCACCTACACCATGCGGATCCCGGCCGGTGAGACCCTGCTGATACCCTACGTCAGCGCTACCTTGTACCTCCTGGCCAACACCTCAGCGGTGACCATCCAGGCCACCTTCTGCGAGATCTAACCGACCAACCCTATGGCAAACGAAGTCGAGATGTCGGCCCGGCTGTACGCCAGCAAGGGCGGCGCCGTGATCAATTCGCAATCTTACAGCACGGTGGCCAACATGACCGGCACCGACATGGGTCAGCAGACCCAGGTGGTCGGTACTACCGACGAGGCCTTGGATCTGACCGCCGACCTGGCCACACCCTACCGCCTGCTCGTGGTCAACCTGGATCTGGTCAACTCGGTCTCCATCGGGCCTTCCTCGCCGTATTCGTTCCAGATCCCGGCCGGGCAGTTCATCCTGATCCCCTGGGTCGACGCTACGATGTACGTCAAAGCCTCGAACAGCCCGGTCAAGATCTTCGCGCAGTTCTGCGAGCTGTAAACCATGCCTTTACAACTGCCATCCAAGCTGTCGGAGCGTGGTCTCAAGGCAGATCATGCCCGGGCCATCAATCAACTGATCGAGGCCGTGCGCCGGGTCCAGCTTGTCGCTGGGCCTGGCCAACGGGTCGAGCAGAATGCCAATGGCACCACCCTGAAGACTGCGGTGGGTTCGACCACGGTGCAGACTGCTGAAGAGTCCTGGTTCTACTGATCTCATGCCCTACGCCCTTGGCAGGCTCGACAAGATGTTCACGGCCGGGAACCTGAACAATCTTTACAGCCGATTCGATAAGAAGTGCCAGGCAGCGCTGAACGGCATGGGGCCGCTGTGGGCTAGTTCCCGGTTCTCACCCTTTTCCCAATGGTCGGCGCCGTTCCCGTATGGCGTCTGGTACGTCTATCGGAACGACCCGGAGACCGCCCTCAGGCTCAAGGACGATGGCGCCGTGCCCAGCCCGAGCATTCCTGGGATAGGTTACTACCGGGACGAGCACAACCAGGTGGCCGCCCGTATCGAGCTGTCGAAGCTGGAGAACAAGCACCTCGATGTGGCCGGCGGCCAGGTCTACGTCGACCACCACAGCACCGTGGGAGATCCGTTCACCTGCGACGTCGGAAAGATTCACTACAGCTTCGAGCTGTTGCGCCGGGAGGTGGCTGGCATCGAGTACGATGTGCACCTCGGCTGGGATCCGGAGCCAGGATCCGGCCTGACATCCTATGTGCGCGGCAGCCTCGGGCCTTCCGACCCTACGCTGCCTCCTGGTCGGATCCACAAGCACCGGCTGGCCGTGGCCGAGATCGCCATCGAGGGCCTGACCGTTTTCCGGATCCTGAACACTTACCAGCGTTACGACTGCTGGCGGGTCCACAACTGCGGCACCACTACCGTCGAGGTGCTGCTGCAACTGCCCGATGGCAGCGCCGACAGGCAGTATGTGGGTCCAGGAGGCTGTCGAGCCTTCCGACGCCGCCAGGACGGCACCTGGGCCACTCGCTGGCCTAACGGTGGGTTCTGTTACCATTTCTTCCCATACTTCTCAGGGGACGTGCCCTTCTTTGCCGAGGGGCCACCGAGCTGGCAGGGCGCCAACACGTCGGCCTTCCTGGCCTTGGAACGGTCGGCCCAGGCCAACAACGTGGCCAACCCGTTCATCATGTTCGACTGGATGCACACCATGGATGCCCAGATCGACCCGGAGGTGCACCATGACATCCGGCAGGTCTATCCCGGCACCTATGCCGACCCAGGGGACTTCCGGCAGCAACTCGGTGACTTGGTGTTCACCTGGGGACGTGCCCGGGTGCGCTATTATTTCGGATCCAGCGGTGAGGTCTCCGAGGAACGACTGGTCAATTTCCCGGGTGTTGGAAGCCTGGTGCAGCGCCTGGAAGGCCTTGGGATCACTGTGGTGCAGAATGCCACCAGCATTGAGCTGACCAGCGACCGCGGCCTGATCGAGATCAGCCCGGTCGATTGCAACATCTTCTGCGATTCAACGGCACCCAGGTGGCAGATCAGCAGCACACCGCTTACCATCTCGACGGTTTACCCTCAGGGATTCTGGTCTGCCGGTAACGAGGCAACGATCTTCGACAAGGCCATCGACGTGCGGCGCCGATTGGCTGTCGAGGAAGGCTTCCTCAGCGATTATGACGATGTGCACGACATCACCGAGGACCGAGTGGCCCTACTTAGGATTACGCCGCAAGGCCTGGTCTGCAGCGTCGGCAACCCGATTGGCATCGACGGAAACCTCCTGATCGACTTTGAGGCCTACGCCACCTCCGGGCAGCTCTACATCAGGAACCATGACCCTGGGTTCGGTGTTGGCGCCTGGCAGAACTTCTACTTTTCCTCGAGCGACAAGACGGTGCTGATCGGGCCTTCCCGGGTAAACAATGTCAGCGGACAATGGTTCTACCTGTTCCCGACTAAGATCGGCAACAATGTGGCGACATCGAGCCTGTTTTACCAAGGCTCAATCAACGCTGCCTACATCCCACCAGGAGGCCCTTGGGGATTCTCCTCCGGCAACTACGACAACGAGCTGATGCGGGCCCAGTTCGGTGATCCTGATCAGCTTTCGACCGCTGGATTCGAGGCTGACTTCTGGGTCAACAAATGGGGCGGCCCCAATGGTGTCGACGCCTCGGTGCGGATCCCGGGCAGCCCAAACAAAACACCGAAGTTCGCAGAAGGCCCGACTGGCCTATTCCAGGCAGGAGTCGACGACATCTTCAAAGATCGAGAGGGATCTCGTTTTGCATCGACGGTGCCGCTCCAAACCTCGAACACGGTCGCCACCTACCAGGACAGGCTGACATCCATCAAGTTCGACAACGGAGGCCACATCGACGATGTGTTCGATATTCCCTACCGGCCCCTGCTGACACTGAACAGCGGCCCCGGCAGCGGCCCATTCTTCCACAAGATCCCCAAGAGCGCCTGGCTGTGGAACCTGCTGCAATGGCGCCTCGACTCGTGGACCCGCTCCCACTGCCTCTGCACCATGGACAAGGCCCCCGGGCTGCCCAGCTTCTTTGGCACCGGCTACGAGCCAGACTTTGACTTGGACGCCTGGTATCTCGACCAGGCCGGCTACGATCTCCTGACCGGCTACGGCGTGCAGTGTTTTCAAGGTCAGGACAGCTTTGGCACCGACTACTGGTTCGTCCCGCCGCAGAACCTGCAGACCTGGTGCAGGCGGTTCGGCTTCACCTCAGGCAACTGGCAGACCGAGAACGGTCAGCCGACAGAGTTTCCTGCGGTCCTGGCCACCCGGGTGAAGCCCTACCGCAGCTACTCGGAACGCGAGACTCAGGTGATCGCCAGTTACTTCGACGCCACCACCAACGATCAGAAGTACCTGACCTTGAGTTTGGTGGATCTCAAGGGAATTTGACCCCTGTTTGACCCCTGCAAACATTGGGTTTTCTTCAAAATCTACAGAAAAACAGTTTTCTCTGTAGACGGAAGGCGTGGAATCGCCAATCTTGATTACGTCGAAGGCAACAACAGCAGCAAACCAAAGCAAAACATGAGAAACACCACCACCAACGTTCAGTTCAACGCAGTCTGGGATGAGGCCGCCTGCGTCATCGAAGGAGCCTACGTCATTGAGGAGAACGGCTGGTGGAGTTGCGATGGCAAGAGTTGGTACTGCGGCGACGATGACAGCGACTTCCACCATACCACGATCACCTTGGTCGGCGGTCCTGCTGACGGTCAGATCATCAACGATCAGATCTGAAATTCGAACAACACTTTAGGCCACGGGTGGGGCCAATACCACCCAACCAGGGGCGCGACTGGCCAACGCGCAAACCAACCAACACCAAAGCAAATCACAGCAACATGATCGCAAATCCCACCAAGTACACCCTGGCCCCTATTGGATCTACCGGAGACGACTTCGGTAGCCTTCACAACCTAGCCACCGGCGAGTTCATCCGCCGAGCTACCGAGGCCGAAGCTGATGCCAGTGAGGCGGCAGGTGACACCGGCGCCATCCTAGTCAATGGACTCATCTGCTACGTCCAGCCATGACCACTCTTTCCAACCTCATCAGCGCTCTGATCATCGTCGAGTCATCCGGCAACGATCTAGCCATCGGCGACAACGGACGCGCCATTGGCCCCCTGCAGATCCACCGCGGTGTGGTGCAGGATGTGAACCGGATCACCGGCAGCCATTACCGGCACCAGGACATGACCAACCGGGTGGCCGCCCGTGCAGTCTGCGAGGCCTACCTGAAGCACTACGGCCGCGGCGCTACTACCGAGCAGTTGGCTAGGAGATGGAATGGGGGACCTGCAGGCGACCGCAAATCTGCCACAGAGGCCTACTGGGCCAAGGTGAAGAAGGAGATCAAATGAAAACCACTGAGAGCGTAGCCACCAAAACTGTTTTGAAAATTACGGTTCCACACCCAAGTGATAATTCATTCGTTCATGTTTCTGTAATAGACGAATACAGCGAACGATATGTAATTATTGAAGATCCAAATGACGATTCATGGGTGTTTCCAATTACAAGCAAAGATCACTGGCCACTTATTAGCTTTGCAGTAACGACGGCATTAAAACTGTGCAAAAATTGACCAAACCGAAAACCATCAACGTGACACCTACCACACACAAGGCCCTGCGCGACTACTGCCTCGCCGCCGGCCTCAAACTGCAGGCCGTGGCCGACAAGGCGATTCAGGCCTGGCTGAGAAAGGCTGCCAAGTGACCAGGATACTTGCCATCGACCCGGGCATGAGCGGCGGCCTGGCCTACCTCGGGCCATCAGGCATCATTCTGAACTCGATGCCGCAGACCGACCAGGACATCAGCATCCTGGTGACCGACAGGTTGGCGATCTCGGATGTCTGCTACATCGAGAAGGTGGGTGGGTACGTCGGAGGTAAGGGCGCCCCGGGCAGCTCGATGTTCAATTTCGGCTACAACGTCGGATTCCTGCACGGCCTGATCGCAGCGTCTAAGACCCGGGTGATCGAGGTGCCGCCACAGCGCTGGCAGAAGACAATTGGGGTCGGCAGCAAAGCCACACACGGCGCCAAGTGGAAGAGCCACCTTAAGGGTATTGCTCAGCAGCGCCAACCCCGACAGGTGATTACCCTCAAGACCGCGGACGCCGTGTTGCTCCTGGAGCACGCCATGATTGCGGAGGGTCTGAAGTGAGTGCGCCAAAACCCAAACCCAAACGTCCCGTTGCCAAAATGTTTGTCGTCAGTGACGACACTCACAAGAAGCTGAAGGACTACGCAACCAAGAAGGGCTACAAACTACAATACGTTGCCGACGAAGCAATCAGTGAATATCTAAAGAGACAGGAGGCGAAATGAGCGAGCAAAACAAATTAGAGACGGTACGGCTAACATTCAAAGGACTGCTGTCCATTTACCTGCCGGACGAGAAGGTGGCGGAAGTTTACAACGCCACCGAACTGTCCTGCCGCAGGAACAATTGGGGAATCGCAATCGACGAGAGCAACCGATTGGACTTTGTTCCGATGGTGAAGGTGGAGGAGGCGAAATGAGCAACCAACCAATCAACGACGGAGGACCGGCGTTTGCAAGAACTGGAGCCGATGGACATACGAGTCCACAAATCGGGATGACCCTGCGCGACTACTTCGCGGCGAAGGCAATCAATGAAGTGGGGTGGTACAACAACATAAACCAGAGCGCGATTATGGCTTACGAAATAGCCGACGCGATGCTCAAAGCGAGGGAGGCCAAGCTGTGAACCATCTTGGTGACACCAACAAAATGGTCGGTGAAGACCATATTCGTGACGCCACGAAAATGGTCAGCGC